GACCATCGACCATCCGAGCGGTTTAAACGCCGCGTTTAGCTGTCGACGGCAATACTCGTGACTCACGTAAATGAATCCGTCAGCGCGGATTTCGATCTCGTCGTCAGGGACGGCGGTCGTCAAGATAACGGCCTGGCTGTCGTCAATGACCAGCTGCCCTGTTCGCTCAATCAGCGCGGGTGGAAGCGGGTCTTGGAGCTTGAGCGTCGCGTATTGGCGCTCGGGTAGAATGTCCGCCCGCACTTGGAGGGTCTGTGTCTCCGAGGGTGCGGCGGGGACCGAGTTGTTGCTTTCGTCTGGCATTGTTTCCTTTTCAGCGCCACGGATTGGGCGCTATCTCCGCAAGAATCTCCCGCTTGAGAGAGCCGCGCTTGTCGCCCTGCTCTTGCCAAGGTGGAGAAAGTGCAACCAGAAAGACGCGGCTGCCTTTGTAGCCATGCGGACTGGTCGTAGCGTGGAGAGCCTTCTTAGTGCAGATGGTTAATGGCCCCGCGATCTCTTCAACCTGCCCAACTGTCCGCGCCGAACCGCTGCCGCCATTGGCAGGCTTGCCATCGTGGTCGGCGACCCAGAGACCAATAAAGCAACCCGCCTCGTGCAGTGCGACGATTCGCTCTGGAGGTAAAAGCAACTGGGCAAAGAATTCGCCGTTGCCGTCGCCGTTGCCGTCGCCGTAGCCGTAGCCGTAGCCGTAGCCGTAGCCGTAGCCGTCGTCGTAGCCGTAGCCCTTGCCGTAGCCGTTGCCGTAGCCGTAGCCGTTGCCGTAGCCGTAGCCGTTGCCGTAGCCGTTGCCGTAGCCGTTGCCGTAGCCGTTGCCCTTGCCGTAGCCGTTGCCGTAGCCGTAGCCGTCGCCGGTTATTTCCACGGTTGCGCCTCCCAAGCCTTAACCGCGCCTGGCGTACATGCAGCAATCGATGTAATCGCATTTACTGCGAATGTCGGCACGGCTGCGGTAACGCGGCAGCTCTTGGTCGGCCCCGTTGCGGACAGTCCCATCACCCCCCTCACGTCAGCAGACCAGTAGATACACATCCGTGCATCGGTCAGCCTGATGGTGTTATTCGTGGGAATCTCAATGCTATCCGCGTAGCCAAAAAACACCCCGCGATGCTCGGTGGTTACTACCACTCCGATCCTCTTAGTCTTCATCGTTAGAACCTCAGATCGTCATCGCTTTTCGGAAAGGCGTTATCGACGTCCGACCCGTCGTTTGGCTGCGATGCCTCAGCGAGTTTCGCCGTTTCGCGGTCGTCCACTCGCCCGAAGATGTACGGGTTGTTGTTCTTGTCGCGCTTCATCCACGCGGCAATGGCGATGGTCGCGCCACCGATTACGATCTTCCCGCGGAGGTTCGGCTGATTGCCGGCTGCTCGTTTCTCCGTGAAGAGTTGGAGTTGCCCTTCTTTCAGTTCGAATGCCATTTAGCCTGCCTCCTTCTCGTCTCTGTAGCTATCGAGCCACCGCCTCAGAATGAATGTGATTTGTTCGGGCAGTTTACGGTGCTCTCGCTCACCGGCAGCTCGCACTTCATCAAGCAGGCGGGGGTCGATCCGCACCTGCCGAGTTGGGAGAACTTTCAACTTCTTCATGTTTCAATCTCTGGCTGATAGTCTTTTGCCTCACCTCGCGCTAAAATTATGCGCCCATCTTCTGCTGCAATCCGCGCCATTCCCTCAGTGTGCAATCGCACAGGAATCAATAACACGTCACCTTGTCGGTACATTTCGACCTCCACTCTTTTCGTCTGGGGTAAATGATACAGTTTGACACGGACTGTGTCAAATGCTACTCTGGCCGTGAAGGGGAAATTAAAATGAACGACACGGCAGCTTACAATTTTCTGGTCGGCTTTCTCCGCTCCATGATTAAGAACATGGAGAACGAAGACGACCCCGCAATCGTCGTGGTCCGGCGAGACCTGAAACACGCCCTGATGTGCGCCGAGATGTATGGCCGCGCTGGGGAAAGGGGGGTGTGAGAATGAGCCGCGAAACGCGAATGCTCTGCATCGTGCACCCTCTCGAACCGTGGACCTGCTACCACCAGTTTCCATCTTGCGACCATTTCATGTCGCACAGTTACGGCGGGCGCCCCGAGTCCCTATGCGACGAGATCGCACGCGACATGGATCTCGGGCTGCTGAAATGTGGGGTGTGCGATGAACCGCGACACCGTCCTACCTGATATCCTCACGGTCAAGGAGCTGGCTGACTATCTGCATTGCCATTCGAGCACCATTTACCGAATGCTGAAGCGCCACGAGATTCCCGCCTTCCGGGTCGGCAGCGACTGGCGTTTCAGCCGCCGTTCGATTGATGATTGGATAGAAAGCAAGGAGGCAGGTGAAAGTCGACCGCTCGATACTCGCCTGGATGCTCGCCAAACCTAGCTCCAGCTGGTATGGCGTCGCCCTCATGCGCCTTCAACGTGGCCCGCCCGCGGCGATCAATCTCCCGGCTATGATCCGCGATTATGAGCGGGCTATAATTGTCGAGACATTGGACCTTGTCGGGGGGAGCCACACTGAAGCCGCCAAACTCCTAATGCTGAACCGCACTACCCTGGAGAGCCGAATGAAGGCGCTGGCCATCCCCCTGACCGGCAGGAGGCGCTCGAAATGATCGATTATTCAATGGCCGGCCCACTTCACTTGGTGGTCCGCGCGCACGCCATCGTTGAAAGTAATGAGACTCCTACCGCGATCGGGGACGGCGGGATGGCCTTCGGCATTCTCCAGATTCATCCCGGATTCTTCCACGACTACTATGGCCGCACCCCCGAATTCCCGGCCAGCAATTCAGACACTTGGATTGAGGCCGAGATAAAGGCCGTGGCGACTTACCACCACGTTCACAGATTTCTAACAAGCTCCGTCGACCACCAGCACCTTCTAGTGCAAGCTTACAACCAAGGGTTTGCTGGTGTATTTACCCAGGGCATTCGTGCCCCCGGCTACCTCGCCCGGTGGCTCGCCGCGTATCAGAAGATTAGCGTCTAGTTGAAGAGTTCCTGCTGTTTCCGCATGGCCAGTGCCCGCTCGCAATTCTTGATAGCGGTTTCCCAGTAGCGGGGTTTCAATTCGCACCCTAGCGCCTTCCGGCCTTGCTGAAGCGCGACATACGCGGTGCTGCCAACCCCCGAGAAGGGGTCGAACACCGTCTCGCCCGTGTTCGACCACAGCCTCACGCAATTCTCGATTGTCTCAAGCTGGAGCGGTACGACATGCCGCTCGTCATCGTCCTCTTTGGCTTCGAGCGTGTTGAGGGTGTCGGATTCGCGGATGTTGTACCAGACTGGATGGGCGAGCCTGACCCATTCGTCATTCGTAACGTCAGTCTTGATTTCAACCTCGTTCTCCCCCGGCTTGCGGAACAGGAGGATGTAATCGGCCATCGCCGGTCGGCACCATACCGAGTCCCTATTCTTTTGCACGAACAGGAGAGCCTTCGAATGCGTCCGAATGGCTTGGGCCTGCGGATTCTTATCGATCAGAATCTCGCCGTGGTAGATCCAGCCGACTTCCTGGTGAGCTTTAATTAACATTCCCCGAAAGTCCTGAAGCCCCATGTAGCCGTGCGTGGTGATGGTCGTGCTGACCTGCTGGCAGTGGATCGCGGCCAACCGCCCCGGCTTGGTGATGCGCTTCAGTTGGCGAGCCACGAACACGTATTGATCTAGGAATTCTTCGGGACTCCGGTTGTTGCCGACATCCCTCTCGCTGGCCGAATAGGTGTAGAGGCTGAGGAACGGCGGGCTGGTGACGGTCAGGTCAACCGAGTTATCTGGCATCTTCAGCATAGCTTCGACGCAATCTCCTCGATGGAGCGTCCAGCCGTTGCCGTCTTTCGTTTCGATGGCGTCGAACGTTTCGGTCTGTGCGTTGCCGGACAGCTCGGCCTTCTCATGTTCCTTCATTGCGTTCACCATCCCCTTTGTGGTGTCTGCCCAATCGCTTTCTTTTACCATCACATTACGAACAATGCCCATCTCATGGTCGCTGACAACAATTCGCACATTAACTGTCTCGGTCTGCTGATAGCGCCAGCAGCGTCGAATCGCCTGGTAGTACAACTCGAAGCTGTCATTCAGGCCGAGAAACATAACATTGTGGCAAAATTGCATGTTCAACCCGTGGCCGAACATGGTTCCCTTGCAAATCATCGAGCGTGCGTGGCCAAGCCGGAACTGGTCGTAGCGGAACACTTTCGCCTTGTCGTCGTCTGACCCTTGAATAGATACGCATTCCTTGCCGAGATACTTAGCGAGGGTCGTCTGCTCATCATTCAAGCCGCAGAAAATTACCCACTGACCGGGAATGCTGGCGATTAGTTCAACCGCACGCATACATCGGTCGTTAAGGCTCTTGCGCCGGACCCTCGAGCGGTCCGTAATGCCCTTCAGCCCGAAGCCGGCGAACAGTTCGCCAGGCCGCCGCCAGTCGGTCTTAACGACATCTTCCCTCACGTCCAGATCTGGAAGCTCAAACTGCGCCGCTTCCTCTTCGAAGCCCAGGTCCGCCGGCGAGGTTGCGACAAGCGCCCACGTCGCCAGCCAACGATAGAACGGTTCAACCGCATGCCCACGCAACCGCCAGCCATCCTCATCGTGGACCATAAACGTCGCGAGCACTTCGTTGCGCTTCATCACACCGAGAAATTCCGCGTGA